AAAAATATAAAAAAATATGTAATATATTTCGGGGGGTTCTGTGCTTTGTGTGTTGGTCTTGTGTGTATAATAAATAAATATTATATAAATGTATGCAAGTACATGTTAAGTAATGGTTACTAAACACGTCTAAAACTCTGTAATTCGTGCGATATTGTACAAAGACGGTACTATTACAGGCTATGTACGTGCGTGCGTGCTTATATATAAATAAATAATCTACGAACGTGCACAAATATTGCGACGTTGTGTAATTTGAGCGAAGCACCTACTTACGTGCGTGCACATAATATAATATATATATAAAAAATAAAAAAAATTCATAAAGAGATCTCCTTTCTGTAATCTAATTAAATTCTGTAAAGTGAGCAGTTTATACACTTGCTCAGGTGTTGCGGTGTCCTAGTTTTTAGGCGAAGCTAATTTGATTAGGGTCACTAGTATCAGGTGTTAAGACCTTACCATAATCTAGTAATCCATCAACAACTAAGCTGTTATTATTAAAGTTAGCTGTTGTTAGCTTGTCAGCATGCCATAAGACATTCGTACCAGCATTTAATAAACCCCAAGCTGAATAATCTTTATCAGCTAAGTATTTATCATACATCTGTCCGAATTGCTGGGTAGGTAGTTTGCTAATGTAGTTTTCTCTAATGTTAGCAATATCCTGAGTTTCTATTGGTTTCTGTAATTTACCACATGCTTCAGCAAATGAACGAAGTCTACCACCTGATTGATTTCTGAGAACTTGTGTTGCTCTTGAAATCTCATTATCCCAGTTTACATTGTTCATTGTATGCCAAAACGTATGCCCAAAACCAAATGCTTTTGAGAGCATACCATTCTCACATGCTAGTCTTTGAAAATAAACATTGACACCAGCTTTAATACTGGAATCATAACTGTTTTGTATTTCAAATACCAGTCCAAGTAAATCACCAACTTTAGGAACTTGAACCTCTAGTCCAGCATCCTTAGCTACATAGATTTCTCTAAATTGCTTACCGTTAAAGAATACCTTATCAGGTTGAAAATCAATTCCTGATTCAGACATTATGTTCTGTCCTATTTCAGAAATCTGTTTGTTTTCAACTAACAAGTAGTTTTCTTTTACAATACCTACTTCTTTTTCAGATTCACCTAATGTTACAGAAAATGCACCTGATTGCTTACCACTAGGTAAGAATGTAGGTTGTTTATTTATTTCTACAAAAGGGTCTAGCTTACCACCTAAATTATTAGGTTTGATAACTTGGTCATAATTACTAGAATCATCTACAAAGTTATCAGTGGTCACTAGGTCTGTAACATCATTTAAGTTAGGTACTATATTATCTATTACGTTATTCATTTTATTATCCTTATTTGTTTTTAATTAGGTTGGACACCATGTCCATAAATTAATGCCCCTGTTTTCTCAGCTACTCAGGGCACTATCAAATTGTCAAAAATACTTATACTATATATACTACTTAGTTCCTCAAAAGTTCCATTTATTTTAAAATAATTTAAATTAATTTTAATGCTACGAACCTGAAAACGTGCGACGTATAAATATTTTGCGACGTATAGATATGGATAGCTTTAGCTATACATTATTATTTAATTATATATAACGTATAGATTTATCTATACCTTATTAGTTTTGATTTTTTCAACCCAAGAAACCTAATCTCAAATAGGTTTAGGGGGGTATACCTGTATAATAAAAGAGAAAGACACATACTAAAATATTTTTTTTAAATTTTTTGAAAGTTTTGGATCTGTTACCAGAGCGGGTACTACAATATATAGCTGCGGATACTATATATACTACTTACTACTATACTATATAATACTATACTATATATAGTATATATATATATAATATATAATATATAATAATATATATAATATATAATAATACTATTATACTATATATACTACTATACTATATATACTATAGTACTATTATAAATTCAACCGGGCTAAATAAGGGGGGGATAGATAATATTATTATATATAGTTGCAACTTGTCAAGTTATTATTAAATTTAAATATGGATAGAGAAAGAACAATGTTTGAGAAAGCCCTAATTGGTGATTATGAAATAAAAGATGTCTTTACAAACATACAAAGATGTAGAGAGATATCCAGTGAGCTTAGAATATTAGATCTTATAGACCCCAATTCAAGAAACGTCAGCTTAATGGCTGAGTTAGTATATAGGGTAAATAACATGCCTGAGTTAGAGCTCATAGAAATAGACGAGTATAGTTTAAATAATCCCAACTAGTGGCACTCTCAAGAATCATAAAGGGTGTTAAGCATTACGCTTATGAAAGCGAAGCAGAGTTTCGCACAGCACACCCTACAGAAAAACTAATTAAAGACTGGAGAGAAGCCAAACAAGGTCAGTGGTGTTTATCAGATGATGGTAAAATAGTTCAAGTGTTATTAAAGGATACTATGAAAGGTAATAAGTCTGAAGAAAAATACATTAGAACTGTAATAGGAATGATTACAGTTAGAAAGAGCACTACTTTAGTTGGGGATATAACAGATAGTCTTTACCGTTTTGTAAAAAGACATAGCTATGATTCTAGAATACATGGTGGTATGACCAAACAGAAAAAGATATTCTCTAAATACATTGCAATGGGACTAGACCCAGAAAGTGCATATATCAAAGCCTATCCTAAAACTACAAATACAGATGATGCTAGGCGTAAATCAAAACTATTATTAAAAAGTAAAACAGTGAGGGATCAAGTGGATAAAGAAATAGAAGAGTTAATGGCAGATGTTGGTATTACCAAAAGGTATTTACTAGAAAGCACTAAGGATGTTGTCGATAAAACAGATGTAAAAGATAATGATAAGCTTAGAGCACTAGAAACATTAATGAAGATATCAGGAATGCTTAATACAGAGAAGAAGTCAGAGTCTATTGCACTGATACAGGAGTTTACTGGCTTTAGTAAAGAGAAACTAAAAGCATTTGAGCAGGGTATGTTAAGTGAAAAGAAAAAGGAATTAACAAATGGTGATACAAGCAGTAACGGTTAACAGTACTTATTGGGATACACAGACTAGCTCTATTTGGAGCTATACAGTACCTAAAACAGTTCTTTTATGTAATAGGCTATATGATATAAGTTTTAAGTATAAAAAGGTTAAATAACGTAAATATGGCACAAAATAACTCATTATTAGATTTAACAAGATATCAGTATGATAACGAATTGCTTAAAAAATTTGTTGAAAATGCAAGACCCGCTTTAGAAGATTTTGTAAAACAACAGGATAGATACGGTGGTAGTAAAAAAAGAAATATTGATGATATACTAAATAGAATTTCAAATAAAACCTTTAAGGCATACGCTTTGCCTGAGAATGTTTACAGTAAAGTTCGTGGGGAATCAAATATATCTAGCGGGGGATTTCATCAAGGTGATAATGTTTATTTAAAAGGATTATATGGCAATAGAGGAATTGGGCATGAAATAGGTCACGAGCTATATGGTCATCAAGCAGAAGGGGATAAAAGCGTAGGTAAAATGAATTTTTACAATAAATTAGATAGGGCATTAAAAGGTTGGTTACCTTCTTTTTCTAGGTATTCTGAAAGACCAAAAATTGCTTCAATATTAAATACAGCTAGAAGAAAAGATGCTTATTCTAAATTTTCAGATAGAGATGAGTATAATAAAAGAATGATAGATGCAAGATACAATCCTAAATTTGCAGATGCTCCTTTTGATTATTTAGAAAATGCTATGTGGAGTCTTCAAGATCAAGATACAAAAAATGCTATGCTTTCTAATGTTTTAAATTCAATTAAGACTAAAGGTGGTGATTATAATGTTTATGATAAGAGAAGTTTAAAAGCAAAAGATTTTAGAAGTGCATTTAAAGAAGCAAGGCAAGCAGGGTTAAATACGTTTGAATGGGATGGGAATAAATACTCTACTAATTTAAAATAATGGACAATTTTAATATTAATCCATCTCCATCTGAAATGAAAGAGCGGGATGAGGTACTAGCTAAGTCCTATAAAAGTCTTATTTACTTTGGCAGGGCTTTCTTACCAAATGACTTTCTTAAAAAGTCTAGGTCTCCAGCATTTCATTACGATGTAGCAGACAAACTAATTACATCTAAACCCGGCAGCCGTAGTTGTATCATTATGCCTAGAGGCTTTGGTAAGTCGATCTTATCTAAAGCAGCTATTATGCATAAACTTGTATTTGCACAAGATGATGAGCAGCACTTTATTGCATGGGTATCCGAAGAACAGAGTCAGTCTATTGACCATTTAAAGTATTTACGCAATCATTTTGAAATGAATAAACGTCTTAGATACTATTTTGGCAATTTAGATGGAGGTGCAGCGGGTAAGCGTTGGACAGAAAAAGATATTGTAACTCCCAAAGGAGATAGATTGATAGCAAAGGGTACTTCTCAAAGACTTAGAGGTCGTGCAGAGGTAGATGTTCGTTATACTGGTATTATCTTAGATGACTTTGAATCAGAGTTAAATACCAAAACGCCAGAGCGTAGAGCAGATATTAAGAAATGGATCGTATCTACAGTATATCCTGCACTAGAGGAGACACCGGGTAGAGAAGGTTGGATATGGTTAGCTGGTACAATAGTACACTTTGATAGTTTTTTACAGGCAGTAGTAGATGGAAACAAGAAAGCTCAGGAAGAAGGTAGGACTTATCCTTGGGCAGTAACATTTAAAAGGGCAATAGAAGATGGTAAGTCTATCTGGAAAGACCAATTCTCCTTAAAGAAGTTAGCAGCAAAGAAAAGAGAGTTTATCGAAGCTGGTCTTGTCAATAAGTTTGCACAAGAGTATATGAATGATGCGAGAGATATATCTAACGCAGCGTTTAAAATAGATCGAATACAATACTTTAGTGGTAAAGTAGAAACTAGAAATAAGTTTAACTACCTAATAGACGGTGAAGATGCTATACCAGTAAACATTTACTTAGGGGTTGACCTAGCAGCGACAGCTTCAGAGACATCTGACTTTCAAGTTATCCTAGTTATGGCTATTGATTCTAATAACAATCGTTATGTGTTAGAGTATTTTAGAGAAAGAATACCAACATTTGATGTACCAAAAGAGATTATAAGACTAGCAAATAAGTATACACCTGTAAGGAGAGTTACAATAGAAACCGTAGCTGCACAGGAAATGGTTAGAGACATGGTAACAAGGATGTCTGCTAGTGAAAAAAGATTAATGCCCGGAATCTTCAAAGGGGTAAAGCCGCCCGCTAGGATAAAAAAGCAAGATAGGCTTGAAACAAGCTTAGGTGTTATTGTAAACTCTAAAAAGCTTTACATTAGAAGAGAAATGACAGAGTTAGTAGATGAGTTCTTTGAACATCCTAAACCTAGAAACGATGATGTTATGGATGCTTTGTATTATGCAGACTACTTTGCTAAAGCTCCTAAAAGTACAAGAACTAAACGAGAATCATTACTAAATGAAGAAGCTAGTCCTGTTAGACGTATGAAGAAAAAAGCGTATAACTGGATGACTGGATCTCGTGCATAAAAATATTATTTGTCTTTTGTTTATGTATTACTTATATTTAAATTCAAATCCACATGCCATACTTTTCTAAAAGATCAAAGTCTAGATTATCTACTTGCGATGAGCGTTTGCAAGAAGTATTTACTGAAGTAATCAAACATGTGGACTGTTCCGTTCTAGAGGGACATAGAAGCAAAGAAAGGCAAAATAAATTATATGATAAAGGTCGTACTAAAGTTAAGTATCCTAACGGTAGGCACAACTCTAGTCCTTCTAAAGCCGTTGACGTTACCCCTTATCCTGTGGATTGGGAAGATAGAGAGAGACAGACTCTTTTCGCTGGTTTTGTTATCGGCATTGGCAGGAGCATGGGTTACAATTTAAGATGGGGCGGGGACTGGGATATGGATTTTCAAGTAATGGACAACCGTTTCGATGATTTTCCCCATTTTGAGATTAGAGACTAATGCCCGGTACTACAGATACAGTAAAAGCAATATTAACCCCCGGTGAATTTGTGATTCGCAAAGAAGCTGTGGACATGATAGGAGTTCCCACATTGGAAAAATTAAACGATATGCCAGAGGCAGGTGGTCATTCTGAAATAGATAGACTGATTGCACAGGCTACACTAAAAAATATGACTGGCATGTATGGTGGCGGCATGGTCAATGCAAAGCAGTATGGTCATGGTGGTATGGTAAATAAATACGAAGATGGTGGGCAGGCTATGTCTAATTTAAAACCAGTTCCTGATAATAACCCCGGACTTGCTAAACTTCCTGAAGATGTTAGAAATAAAATGGGTTACATGCAGGAAGGTGGATTAATGGAAATGATGCATGGTGGTAAAGCTAAAAAGAAAAAAGAAGTGTACGGCTATCAAGATGGTGGACAAGCTTATAGTCAAATTCTTTATAATACCCCATTAGAAAATTCATTTGCACAAGAATTAGAACCCGGTTTATTTGATGTCGGTTCAATATTATCTATATCTGCTGATCAAGTTGGTGGTGAGGGTGATAGAAGATATTATTTAGGTGAAGGTCAGAGTAAAATGTTAAACATGGCTAGAAAAAAAGCTGCTATGAGAGCTAGACAAAAAATGGCTTCTGCTCCTCAAGATTCAATTCCTGCGGCATTAGTTGAGTCTTATTTTGAACAAGCTCCAGAAGAAGAAAAAGGCGGTTTTCTTAAAAAGCTTTTAGGTATGCAAGAAGGTGGTGCAGTTCAAGAAGATGCTATGATGCAGCAGTACTTACAATCTTTAATGGCTCAACAGCCACAAGCTAATCCTTTCGTACCTTTCGATCAAAGACCTCCAAGTTCTGGTGAAGTTATGTCTCCTATACCAAGTGGTATGGAGCAAGGTGATTACTACAGATCATTAAGAGGTGAGCTAGAAATGGAGAACGAAGAGCTTATTAGAGATAAAGCACAAAATGCATTGGAAAGAATTAAGTTAGATTCTTTATTAATGCAAGGTGCAGAAAGAATTGAAAGTTTACCAGACACTTCAAGATTTATGCCTACAAGTCCTTTTAATCTTGGAATAGAGATTTAATGGATCAAGACCCAAGAGCATTACAAAACGAAGAGCTATATCGTCAATGGCGTGATGCTCGTTCTGATTGGGATACTGAAGCTAGAAAAGATATAGACTTCTACCTTGGTAATCATTTTACTAACGATGAGTCTGATGAGCTATCTCAACGTAATCAAGCTGATATACCTATGGATAGGGTATCAGCAGCTATAGAAAAATTTAAAGCAGTATTAACCTCTCGACCTCCAGCATTTACCATAACTCCTAGAGAAGACTCTGATGTGCAAGTAGCTTCTTTGTGGAGAACAATAATGGGTTATGTCTGGCAAAAATCAGATGGTGACTGGCAAATGAAACAAGCAATACAAGACTATGCTACTACAGGCATGGGTTATTTGTATGCTTACATTGACAGAGAATCAGATTTCGGTAGAGGTGATGTCAAGTTTACTTATCTCGACCCTTTTAGGGTATACGCATCTCCTAGCTCAAGAGATCGTTGGTTTAGTGATTCAGATGGGCTTATCCTTTCTACCATCCTCACTGGTGAACAAGTCGTCAACCTCTACCCTGAATTAGATGATAGTGTTGACCCTGAGACTGGTGAAGAAATACCGGGTATTATTCGTGAGATATCTGGTTTTACATACGATGAAGAAGATTATCCATCTTCACAAAACAGAAACTCAATGAATGTATTTACTCCAGCAGAAGTAAAAGATAAAGATTATTTTCAAGTAAAGAAGTATCAGATACTAGAACGTTTTTATAAGATAAAAGTCCCTTTTTATCGCATAATAGATATGCAGAATCAAGAAGAAGAAATACTTTCTCAAGAAGAATATGCTAGGTTTGTTAGTGAAAATGCAGAAGCTATTGAGATAGGAGCTTACACAGCTATCGAAGTTTTACAAACTAGAATAAAAGTTTGTGCTACATTAGGGGAAGTAGTGCTGTATGAACAAGTATTAAATACTGATGAGTATCCAATAGTCCCGCTACCAAATATCTGGACAGGCACTCCTTACCCCAAGAGCGATGTATCTAGAGCCAGACCGATGCAGAGGTTACTAAATAAGTTATGGTCTTTAGCCCTTTCACATGCCCAAGCATCAGCGGGACTTAAACTATTAGTACCATTAGGTAGTGTAGACGACATTGACCAATTAGAAAAAGATTGGGCTAATCCAAATGCAGTGATAGAAGTTGATTCATCACAAGGTGAACCACACTACCCAGCACCTCAACCACTAGCTGGTGAGTTCTATAGATTGATACAGCAGTCAGAGTTTTACATTGATTTTATTTTTGGTCTGCCAGAAATGATGCATGGCTTTGCGGATAAAGCACCAGAAACGCACAAAGCGACAGAGAGAATGATTGCATTAGGTAGTGAAAGACCTAAATCTAAATTAAGAGATGTTGAATTTAGTATTAACAAACTTGGTAAAGTTCTTTATAATTTATCAAAGGGTCATTACACCTATAAAAAGATTTTTAGATTAGCACAGCCTAACAATAATATTACAGAAGTTATGGCTAATTTCTATACAGATGTTAGTGGTGCTATCTTGGACTTAAAGAAAGATAGACATATTTTAGATCAACATGACATCAGAATTGAATCCGGTTCTACTATGCCTTCTAGTAAATATGCAGAACTTGCTGTATATCTTGAAGCATTCCAGATGGGCATTGTGGATCGTTACGAGGTTCTTAAAAAGAATCCAGAGATATTTGACAAGGAAGGTATTATGCGTAGAACTGAAGAGAAACAATTAATGCAGCAGCAAATGCAAGCTATGTCAGAACAAATAAAGAATTTGCAAGGTGACTTGCAGACAGCCCAAAGAGAGTCTGTCAGTGATAGAAAAAGAGTTGAAGTCGAAAAGTTTAAATCTAGACTTAACGAAGTTAATTCCGAATCTAAAGCAGACAGAAGGGTACAACGTAGTAAACTAGAAAACGAGGTGAAGCTCGAGGTGGAGAAATTGGCAAACAATCTGAAAGATGTTCAGAGAGAAGTCAGTTCCACTCCAAAAGCCTAAGAGACATCTAAGGAGAGTATATGTCTACATTAGAACAACAGGAAGCAAGTGTCGAAAGCGGAATACAAGGTGGTAATGAATCATTCGTGGAAGATATCGTCAATGAACAGTCCATCCAAGAAGAGGTGGATACAAATCAACAGGAGTTTCAAGAACAAGCCCCTGCTGTAGATTTTGAAGCAGAGTCAAAAAAGTTTCAGTCTATGTATGATCGGTCACAAGCCGAAAATGCTAAACTGCAACAAGGTGCTCAATTACTTCAACTTTTAGAGCAAAGACCTGATCTTGTAAGAACTCTTGAAGACGGTATAGCTAACCCACAAAGTCAAAACCAGAGCACTCAAGAAGTAGCTCCCGCAGTCGATGACTTTAATCCTTGGGATGCCTTTACAAATGATACTTCTGAATCAGGTAAATTTGTTGATCAAAAGATCACAAGTAAAGTTGATCGATTAGTGTCTGAAAGGTTAGCCCAGCAACAGCAACAGATGCAGGCTGAGATGCAACTGCAAAATACAGTTGGTGAGTTACGCAGGAATTATAAGATGTCAGATAATGACATTCAAGATTTCATGCAGTTCACTACCCAACCTAAAGAGCAAGTAGGTTTAAATAACTTAGTAAAGCTCTGGCAGATGCAAAACGGTAATTCTGTTGCTAACAACGATACAATGGAAGCGGTAAATGCAGCTAAACAAGCACCCAGAACTGCTGGTGTCTTACAGGGACAAGCTCCACAATCCCCTAAAACGGATTCGGATAAGGTCTTTGAAAGCATCATGGGAACAGGTGCTGGAGCAGCTTTACCATAATAATAACAACACATACTAAGAGGTATATAAATGGCAATATCATATAATTCTGGATCTTTAAAGTCCAGCGATATTACAGCTACTACTTCTGATGCTGGTACTGGTGCGGGACAAAGACCCGATAGAAGACGGATTTTTAATTTTGGCGACAGAGTTGCTGAATTAACTCCGGAAGAATCACCATTCTTCGTCTATCTGAATAAAGTCGCTAAAGCACCTACCGATGACCCAGTGTTCCGTTACTTGGAAAACAGAAATAAAATCAGTTTTTCAGATCGTTCTTTCTTGATTAAAGGTGCAGTTGGTACTGTTGCCGCAGGTTCTTCGTATGCATTTACTGTAGATACTGCTGGCGGTGCGGCTGTAGAATATTTAGTCAAAGGAATGGTTTTTGCTGTCGCAACAAAAGACGACACAGACGGATATGGTCAAGCATTGGTAAGAGTAGATGGTTCAATTACGCACAACGCAAGTGATTCAGTTTTTTCAGGAAAGGTGATTGATGTATCAGCTGTTTCTGGAAGTAATAGCGTTGCAGATAATGATGTAGCACAAATCATTGGTACTTCATTTGAAGAAGGTTCTGGTGCTCCAGACGTTTGGTCAAGTGAATTAGAAGATGGTTTTGGTTACACTCAGATCTTTAAAACAGCTGCTGAAATGACAAACACAGCATACGCTACACGCTATAGGGGTTACCCTGATGAGTGGAGTCGTATCTGGGCACAGAAGCTTCGTGAGCATAAAGTTGACATTGAAAGAGCTATGCTCTTCGGTCAAAAAGCTCGTGTAGGCGGTATTCAGTACACTGAAGGTCTAGTAGGGCATATTCTAAAGAATGTTTCTCCAACTTCTGGAGCTTCTAACTTTAGTTACTCATCTGGAAGTGCTTATCATAAAACTGTAGCACAGTCTGAAATGACTTATGACAATTTACTTAGTGACTTAGAAGTCATCTTCGACCCAGCTCGTGGTGGTGCTTCTGATAAGCTAGTTCTTTGTTCATTACCAGTTATTTCTTTCTTTAACAAATTAGGTGCAGATGCTTTCATAAATCAGTCTATGCAGTCTGGTGCTTTAACCGATGTAAACACTGGTGCGTCTCTTGCTCGTTATAACATGTCTGAAAGACAAGGTGCTTTTGGTCATAACATAACAGTAATTGATACAATTCATGGAAGACTAAACCTAGTTAAAGAACCTCTATTTAGGGGTCAGGCTTCTGGTTTAATGCTAATGGCTGATATGAGTCAATTAGCTTACAGACCTTTAGTTGGTAACGGTATTAATCGTGATACACAAGTAATGACTAACGTACAGGCAGCTGATGAAGATCTTAGAAAAGATATGATCTTAACTGAAGCAGGTCTAGAAGTTACTCTAGCTGAGTCTCACGCATTATACAACCTAGAAGGAGTATAAGATGAAGAGTGATGTATTAAACTCAAGTAGTGGTAGTTTCTCATTACCAGCTAGCAAAGGTCTAATTAAGATAGAATCTAAATTAGTTTCTTTTACAGCTAGTTCAGCTAATATTGATTCTGGAGCTATGTCAGTCCCAGCTAATTCAATTATTACTAGACTAACTGCTGTAGTCCACACTGCTTTAGCTCACGCTACTGCAACTGTAGGCGTTAGTGTAGGAACAGCAGCTGGAGGTACACAGTTTACTGGTACTCTTGACGCTGATGGTCTTGAAGCTAGTGGTACATCTGTTGCGGCTGGAATAGGAGCATCCACAGATGATGTTCTTACTGTGGCTTTAGGCGGTACAGCTATATTGGGAGCACTTGCAGCTTCTTATAGATCTGCTGATACAGATGTTCACTTTAGAACTGTAGCATCAACAGGTGCTTTTACAGCTGGATCTATGTGCTACATTATTGAGTACATAGAGTTAGGAAACAACTAATCCGAATACATAAGGATAACAGTTTATAGTACTGTGGGGAGATTCAAAAAAAAGTTTCTCCCCGAAACTATAAAAGGAAAATTTATGAAAAAGAAATGTATACATTGTAACCATCCTAATAACGAAGGGTGGTTTTATTGTAAAAAGTGTGGTAAGAAAGCTTTTAAAAGTAAGTTTACTACTAATATGTATATGATGTCTGCTATGGGTAAAAGAACAGATGTAGAAATGTCTGTGCAAAGTATTGATCAAAATACAAAAGAAATGAGACAGAGACTTTATGGGGACTAAGAAGAAAGCTATTAAGAAAAAAGTAGTAAAAGCTTTAAAGAGAAAAGACCCAGTAATGGAAGCTTTACGAAAGCCAGTTAAAATATAATGGCAACATTTGAAGCACAAGTAGAATCATTAGCCTCTATCGCTATAGATGGGAGTAGTACTCCTACTCAAGCACAGCTCACACAATTCTTAACAGATGGTGCTAAAGAGATAATAAACACATTACCAAAGAGTTTATTGGAAGATTGTGCAGATATTGCTACATTAAATAACTCTACAACTACACTTACAAATATTAATCAAAAAGGTGTGGTGTTAGCTGTTCTAAGGGCTGAAGGTAATGGTGCTAATGATATTGAACAGCCTTGTAGGTATGTGCCTAATTATAAAAGAGGTAAGATACAAGACTCTAACGATATGGACTTTGCGACAGATACTGATCCAGCCTACCTTATATATGATAATACATTAGAGGTTTATCCAGTACCAACAGCAACAAAAACAGCTAAGGTGCTTCATGTTATTTTTCCAACGGTAGCATTTGGAGATAGTGCTATATCTAATTTTCCTATTGAGGCAGAATATCTAGTAGTATTATATGCTACAATAAAAAGTTTAGAAGCATTATATAGTGGAGAAGAGGATATAGAGTTGTATATTCCGATTATAAATCAGTTAAAAGAAGATTATAAAGCTGGGTTATCTCAGTTAGTGAGGTAGTATGTCACATCCAATACATGAACTTACAGTAAAGCAAATCATCAGTAGGATAAGACAAGTATTCCCAGATGCACCTGAAACATATATTATGTCTTTAATTAATGACGCAGTAAATGAGATTGGTCAATATTCTCAAAAGTCAGTATCTGCTAAAATAGATATAGAATCGGGTAAGATGTTTTACGCTATCGGAGATGGGTCTACTGATTCTGCTGGGGAAGATATGGGTGTAAATAAAATTTATAGAGTGGATATTTTAGATAACGATGGTGACTATATAAGAATACCTAGAGTATTAGATGGTGAACCTCTACAATTTGACATTGCATCTGAAAGTGCAATAAACGTACCAGAATAATGGCATTAGCAAAAGAAATAACACAAATAACATGTAAAGCTGATGATGGTGGGAGTCTACAAAGTAAATATTTTTTTATTAATAGCGTAGAGACAGACACTACTACAGATGTCGGTTATAAATTAGTAGAATATTACGTTTGGTTTGATGTTTCTAGTGGTGGTTCAGATCCTTCAGTGTCTGGTAAAACAGGTGTAGAAATAGATATATCAACAGGTGATAATTCATCTACAGTAGCGACAGCCATAAAAAATGCATTAGATGGATTAGCTAATTTTACAGCTTCAGTTGATTCTAGTATTGTTACAGTTACAAATGCTAATAAAGGTGCTGTAGAAGATATATCAAATTTTAATACTACGTTTAATTTTTCTACTGGTCATACATTTGTAACGACTCAAGGTACAGGTAAGTTAACTAGTAATTTTAAATATCCGGAAGCTAGTGTTAATTATTTTATTCGTGGTGACCACATGGGTCTTATTAGTAACTACGATTCAGAAAATGAAACTAGAACAGCTAGAAAATCTTATACTGCGATAGATCACAATGTAGTAAATGGGTTACTAATTCATTACTATGGAAATCCTAAAAAAGTTACAGCGGTTACAGACAAACCAGATGTAGATAATTTATTTCATTCTGCTATTGTAGATTATGTAAAAAAATGTTTATATATGGATAGAGCTGGAACGTCAAATGATGGAAATATAGCACAGGTTGCTATGGGTTTAATGGCACAACATGAAAGAAGTTTTAATAATGCCGTAAAGAAATACGGTACAAGAAAAAGAAGTAAAACTGGAGGAACTAGGGCAATAGTCCCAGCAGATTTTAAATAACCAATATGCCCATGAGAGTTGCCAAGCTCGGTAAGGCATAAGACAGGAGAAACAAGATGGCAAGCATAAATAAATATACGGTCAACGAATCCAGCAATGTAGCACTAGGTCAAGCGGGTGCTAAATTTATTTCAGATACAGCAGTTCACTCAGGTACATTTGTAGCAATTACAATGTTAGAGGATACTGTTTTTAACGCATTAACACCTACAGACACTACTAATGGTTATGGTGTGGGCAGTTATAATGGTAATACAATGGCATCTGAAACAATACCACAAGGTGTTACGATCTACGGTAGGTGGAACTCTATTGACCTTACATCTGGTCTTGTAATAGCTTACATAGGATAAGTCTATGCTCGGCTTAGGCAACCTACTAACAAAGAGTGGGGTAATAAAAAAATTCCCTAACGACTTTTCCTTCAATTTCGATGGTTCTAATGATTATTTAGAATTACCAATTACATCTGCATTAAATATTACAGGAGCAATGACTGTAAGTGGTTGGTTTAAAGTTAGTTCTCAATCTTCAGCACAATT